TTGGTGTCGGTACTGCTGTATCGCCAGACCTTAATCTTGCAATAGAAAAAGGTATGATGATCGCTAAGGCAGAATTAGCTGATATTATTAAAGGGGAGATGAATAAATCTTCTAAACAATTCATTACAGAATTGGGTAAACAACATAACAAAACTACAGTATCAGAAGTTGAGAGTACAATTGTAAACTTAATTAAAGATACACCAGTTAGAGGTTATGAAATCTTTGCTAAAGATGTAACAATAACTAAAAATGGTTACTATAGAAGTTGGATTGGATTAAGATTGCCAATGGGTGAATACAATAAAATGTATAATTTCACAATTGCAGAAGCTGTTGACGCTTACAATGTAAAAGAAAAGGCACAAATAGCATATGAAAACTTAATCGGAAAAGATGACAAAAATGAAGATAGTAATATACAGTAAAAATAACTGTCAGTATTGTACCAAGGCCAAGCACCTTGTAAAATCACTTGGCCTAGAGTACGAAGAAATGAGTTTTGAAAAAGATTTTAGTGGCGATGTAGATAAGTTAATAGAACACGTAGGTAAAAAAGTTAGAACAATGCCACAAATAAAAATTGATGACGTGTTAGTTGGTGGTTATAATCAACTTATTGAATACTTTGTAGAAAAGGGAAAGGTGAATTTTAAAGGTGAGATTATTAGTGAGTGATGATAAGATAATACATTTTCCTACCGATAGAATTGTTAATCAACGTAGTAAAGAACTTGATGAACAAAGAAGAAAAATGGGTGAAAAGGTTGCCAAAGAAATTCAAAAACAACAAACTAAAAAATTTGTTGAAACGGCAGTTGATGATATTAGTATGGACTTATTAAAAAGATTTGTTGATTTAGCAATGAGAACACAACAACCTCAATTTACAAAAGATTTAGCATTGTTAGTTGATATAATGCGTGGTATGATTTATAGAGATTTTGGATTAAGTCATCCTGCTCAAAAACTAACAGACAAAATGGTTGATTTAAAAACAAGTAGAAATGGTAATCTATCAGCAAAGATTGATTATTCAACTGTATTAGATATACCTACTAAATCGCCTAAACCGATTAGTACAGAAATTAAAAAAGAATTAAAGGATCTAAATGAAACACAAGGTTTTTTTGAACCAGATGGAGATTTAGATGTCTAACAAAATTGCAAAAGCAATCGCCTTCACAGGTTGTAAAATAGTAAATGTGAAAGGAGTTTAAACACAATGTTTAAATTTTTATTTAATAATAAAGGAGAAGATAAAATGGCAAGAGCTAAAATATCTAAAACACAAAAGGTACTAAACCTTTTAAATTCAGGTGCAGAAATCACTTGGAAAACATTAAGAAACAAATTTGATTTAAGATCACCAACTCAAATGATTGGTAAATTGAGAAATCAAGGTGTGATGATTTACACAAACAAATCATCTAACGGTGTTTCTTATAGAGTAGGAACTCCATCAAAAGCTGTTATCGCTGCTGGTCAAAAGGCATTATTCGGTAATACTGCTTACGGTGCATAATTAAGGATAGGGGCGCTTCGGCGCCCCCACCACACTATGACAGAATTTAGAAACGGAATTTATAGAACTTTAAAAAGTATGATCGGTACTAGTATTGGTCGTGCTGTTATCTATACAATAGGACATATAGTTATTGCTATGACTTGTAACAGATTGATTACAGGTGCAGAATGGAAACTTGCAGGTGCAGACGCAATCGTAGAACCTATGATAAACGGTGTTTGGTATTATGTACTAGACAAATCTTGGAGTAAATATGGCAAGTAAATCAGAAATACAAAACGAAATTAAGGCATTAGAAAATACAAATAAGTTTTTTAAAAAAATATTTGAACCAGAAGATTGTGGTTGGATGAATACTACAATAGACGGTAATAAGTTTAGAATTAAAGTTTTAAAATCACAATTAAAAGCAAAATCAAATGGCAAAATCTACAAAGAAAGACATTGGAGTAATTATCTCTAAAAGAGATTATCAATCTTATGCAGATTGTATAAGAAGCGATCAGGTATCAGCACCTGAAGTCGTTGAATTATTTGAAGACAAATCATTTTACAAATGGTATAAAAAGAAATATTTAAATGATACTAATAGACCTTAATCAAGTTTTAATATCAAACCTTATGGCACAAGTACGTGGCAAAGGTGATGTTAAACCTAATAAAGAAATGATTAGGCATATGGTATTAAATTCATTAAGAGGTTTTAATGTAAAGTTTAAAGAAGAATATGGTACAATGGTATTATGTTCAGACGCAGGTGATCCTTGGCGTAGAGATTTTTACAAACACTACAAACACAGTAGAAAGATGGCAAGACAAGATGGTCCTTTTGATTGGGATAATATCTTTAACGTGATTACAGAAATTAAGAATGAATTAAAAGAGAACTTTCCTTACGTGGTAATGTATGTAGAGAACTCCGAGGCAGATGATATAATTGCTACACTTGTTAAACAACAAACCGAAGACAAGTATTTAATTGTTTCAGGTGATAAAGACTTTGTACAACTACAACATTATGGTAACGTATATCAATGGTCGCCTTTATTAAAAGGTTATATAGGTGAAAACGAGGATCCTGTAAAATTTTTAAGAGAACAAATTATAAAAGGTGACAGATCAGACGGTGTACCTAACATATTAAGTGATGATGAAATCTTTGTAAGAAATGAAAGACAAAAACCTATCAGAGCAAAACAATTAGAAGAATGGACAGATATAGAAAACATACCATTAGGTGCAGAAACAAAAAAATACTACAATAGAAATAAGAAACTAATAGACTTATCACAAATACCATTAACGATAGAAAATAACATTATAAATACATATAAGAACTATAAAGTAAAAGACAGATCGCTACTGTTACCTTATTTTATAGATAAAAAATTGAAGTCTTTGATAGATAAGATTAATGACTTTTAAAATGGAGAAATTATGGCTATAGCAACAAGAAACTTAAAACAAGGTCTCGGTACCGAAGGCTCAGGTGCCCCATTAGTACACGAGATTTTTACAAAAATCAATAACGCAAAAGATAAACCTAAAAAGATTGAGGTGTTGAAATCAAATGATTCACCAGCAATTAGGTCTTTGTTAAAGGCGGCTTTTGATCCTAAAATACAATGGGATTTACCTGAAGGTGTACCACCTTATATTAAGAATGAGGCACCTGCTGGTACTGAACATACTAGTTTATTATCAGAAGCTAGAAAACTATATCATTTTATAGTTGGTGGTAATAATACAATTACAAAAATTAAAAAAGAAACTATGTTTGTTCAAATGTTAGAAGGACTACAAGAAAAAGACGCTGAAGTCCTAATAGCAATTAAAGAAAAGAACTTAAACACAACCTTTAAAGGTTTAACCTCTGCCGTAGTCAAGGAAGCCTTTGGTTGGGACGATAATTTCGTTAGAATCACTACAAAATAGACACTTTTAGAGGGTATGCGACAATCCATACCCTCAAAAACTCAATAAAATCAACACTTTTTAACGCTTGACTACCTAGTCAAAGTGTGTTATTATAAATATATGATAATCAATAAAGTGAAAGGACTATACTATGTTTAAGAAGTTGATTTTAATTAATATATTATTTGCAGGTATGCTATGGATGTTTTCTTCAATAGCAAGTGCAGATGAAAAGAAGTTAAGTGATTACCACACAGCAGTTGTGGGACACGTTATCCAATCCACGGTTAACGGTACAAATGTAGATCACGCTAAATTATTAGAAAGTGAAATGCAAAAAATGGGTCACCAATTTGCAATTCAAATGACAGGTATTTTACAACAATACTTACCTTACATTATGGATAATATGATGACACAATTAAGGCTAGAGTTAGATAAAACTCATAAGTGTTTGTTATTAAAAGATAGTAAAATCAAAGATAAGGATTGTGAGTGATTGATATACTTTTATCAACACCTATAGAATTAAGAGTTATTTTACTATTTGGTATAGTGATTTTTTTATTAGAATTTATTAAACGTTATTGTTTAAAATTAGTAAGGAAAGAGGATAACAATGCCAAGAAAGGTCACAAATAAGAATATGAGAGTGAAGAAGATTCTTAAACGTGAATTAGTGAGTCGTAACAAGTATAGAACGACTTATAAAGATATTAAAAAATATTTCAATATCATAAACAAAGCAGTATTCAAAAATATATTATCACCTTTTAATGATATAAAAATCAAAAAAATTTATAAAGACGAAAGTAAAAAATTCTGTTATGGTCAAGTTATTGCTTGGGAGTGGAAAAGAAAAGGCACAAGAGTATATCATTTAGAAATGTTGCCTACATACAGAAATAAGAAAGAGTTTGTGGACACTTTAGGACACGAAATGGTACATCTATATCAAATGGCTAATGTAGGTGATACTGGAAATCACAATAAACTATTTTATAGTTTTAGGCCAAAACTGAACGCAATAGGTTTAGACCTATAAAAAGAGAGATATATTATGAGAAGAAAAGTGAAAGAACTAGATCCGTACATCAAAGCAAGGGTCGGTGAAGCAATCATACAATTAACTGAACTAACAAAACCATCAAACTTACCAGGTACAGGCAAATTATATTAC